ACAGGTTCAACGATGGTTCTTCCAACCAAATCCATTGAAGCAGCTTTGAAATCGATGGGATGAAATGGTAAGCGGGGTAGTTTGTTTAAGAAGAAACCAACTATCTTTCAATTTTCACAGAAGGCAGGTCCAAATGCTAACTTGGCAATACTTGGTATTGGTATAGATTTGATTGGATGAATGACAAGACCGAATAGTTACATTCAATACTGTTTAATGTGTTATACACGTGGGTATTGAATGCTTTTAAACACGTTCGTTCTTTGTTCTGTTCTACTTCTACCCGTGGCTATTATTTTCTATTTTATAGATCATAAACCTTGACTAGGCCGCATTGCGGTTCTGGAAGAGGCTCGGGGAAAACGTCGTTTGATTGGAATTACCGATTGATGAACGCAAGTACTCTTAAGACCTCTACATGACGATATTTATACTTTCTTGGGGAATGTTCCTCAAGATGGTACTAATGACCAATCTAAACCTATTATAGCATTGCTTAAAAGTTTAGGTGTAAAATGTAATGTCAAAACTGGAGGAAAGAGGCTGCAGTCAATGGATCTTTCCGCTGCGACGGACCGCCTTCCTGTTGTTCTACAAGAGCAGATCCTGAACATCCTTGGATTCGCAGGAACTACTTGAAAACTAGTTCTGGATAGAGAGTGAGACCTCAGGGGGGAAACCATCCGCTATGCGGTTGGTCAACCTATGGGGGCATACAGCTCATTCGCCTGTCTTGCTCTAACACACCATGTAATTGTTAGGGTAGCTGCAATTCAAGCAGGTGTCAGTCCTGAAAAACTACTTTATGCAGTTCTTGGGGATGACGGTGCTCTTGCACACGAGAAGGTGGCAAAGTACTATCGTGATATATTTAACTCTTTAGGGATGACGATAAATCCGATAAAAGGCTTTGATGGAACGGTATTAGAGCTCGCCAAACAGCTTTGAACTATCAATGGGTACAACATATCTCCACTTGGTGCCAAAAACATACTACTCTTTATGAGAAACGTTGAGTTCCTGCCATCTATCATCTATGAGTTAGTAGTTAAGCGTTTTCCACTTTTCAAACTTGAGAAGAAGGCTCGTGCCTTGCTTAACAAGGTTGGAGTTGTGGATTACAAGAACTACAGAAACTGAAAGAGAAGCGCTGACGGAGCTCGCGCCCTTCCTCTGATTAACTTTACTGCTCTGGAATCATTAGTCTCTAAACTCTTCTTTCAAAAGAGGGTAAAGATTAATGGTGTGTTTAAATCCATCTTGACAAATGTCGATGATGTGACTAGAGACGAACAGAGATTTGCTAATTTAGTCAGGGTACGTATTAGAGTACTTATGGCAATTGGACCGAGAAGTGGTTTATGATATCTAGATAAGAAAGTTACTGACTGAATGTTTGGTTCGTTTTTTGATGGTTTCTGACGTTCCCAATTCATCGCCGCTATTACATATTGGAAGTTTTGAGTAAAACCTCCTCATATGATATTACGCTGAGTGAAGAAGGACGAAGAACCGACAATCAACGAAGCTATCCATACATTTAGTCGGGAACTTTTGGCTCTAGGTACGTATCTTGGTGTCCTGGTAAGGATTCCTTGAACGTATGTGCCTAATTGACAGTCTTGGGAGAGAGGAGAGATCCGTCTACCTGGGACTAGAAGCGAATGGCCTATAGTTCATCCATTTATGAATTTCATGTACAGTTATATTGCAATAGCTGTACCTGTTATTCC